GATAAAGGACTTACAAACTCTAACTTTGTAACAAACAAAGCTAATAAAACAGCTGAACTAGAAAACCCATTAGTTTTGTTAATTGATTCACCTGTTGAAAGTATTAGACAAATACAGTCGGTATTAGAGTATGTAATCAAAAATAACAAACCTTTACTGATTATAGCAGACATAGAGCAACCTGTTTTATCTGCATTAGCTATGAACAAAGTAAAAGGTAATATAAAAGTAAACGTTATAAACGCACCCACTTTTGGTATAAGTAAAAAAGACGTTTTAACTGATTTGTCTATGCTTACTGGAGCTACAATCATAAACGAAGATCTTGGAGATGATCTTGATTTAATATCTGTAGATAAGTTAGGTGAATGCGTAAAGAGTATTACTAGTGATCAAGAAACTATTATACAGGTTAAAGAAGTATCTGAAGAAGTAAATGAGATTATTAGTAAAATAAAAGAGCAATTAGAAACTGAAAAATCTCCTGCTCAAGTTATAAGACTTGAAAAACGTCTTGCTCGTTTATCTGCTAAAGTAGCAGTTGTTAAGGTTGGAGCAAATTCAGAGATAGAACTCAAAGAAAAAACAGATAGAGTAGAAGATGCTATCTGTGCTACTAAAGCCGCAATAAAAGAGGGTATAATACCAGGTGGAGGTATTGCTTTGCTTAATGCGTCTACTAATACAAAAGCTAAAAATGAAGGTGAAGAAGTTTTGCTTAACGCTATAAAAGCACCTTACGAAACTATTTTAACTAACGCAGGTCTTGAAGTTGTTTATCCTCAAATAAAAAATAGAGGTTTAAATGTGGTTACAGGGAAAGACGTGAATATGGTACGAGCAGGTATTATTGACCCATTACTGGTTACTAAAAGTGCTCTTAGAAACGCGGCTTCAGTAGCAACTACAATATTATCTACAGATTGTGTAATCAATAATTTAAGAGTTGGAGATGAAAGCAATAGGTAGAAACTTAATAATAAAAAAAATAAAAGAAGGGACCACTAAAACAAAAGGTGGTCTACTTCTTGCTGAATCTCATAGAGATGATATAAGATATATAGAAGCTAGTATAATATCTATAGGAAGTGATGTAGTTGGCGTAAATGAAAATGATAAAATATTCTTTGATAAACACGCTGGTCACAAAATAGAAATAGGTAGAGATATTTATCACGTTATTAAACTAGAAGATATAGTTGTTGTTTTATGAAAAGGCTAGAAGCAAGAGATATAAAAGATATAAACTTGCTAAAACATTACCGTATAATACGCAAATGGGCTTGTAAAAACAACAACCTTAATGATGCTGAATTAGAGCTTCTAATATATCTTGACTGTATGGAATATTTTTCTAAACAAGACTTTAAAATAGGTACTTATTCTTACAGCTGGGATAATAGACGTTGGAATAAGCTTTTAAAATTTGGTTGGATAAAGGTTTGGAGACATAGAAATAGAACTACTCAAAAATATAATATATATCAAGTTTCTTTTCAATGTAAACAACTTATAAATAGAATGTACAGGATAATGCTAGGCGAAGAAGATATACCGACTAGTTCAAGAAGAAACAAAATAATAAGCGGTAATAGTTATACGGATAAAGTTTTAACTACGGCCATATATAACGTTAACAAAGATAAAAAAAGATAACTATGCCTACTTATAAGCAAGATTTAAAAGCTACATCAGGTAATGCACCTACAATGTATATTGACCCTGTTACTGGACAAGAGATTCCAAACCAACAATTAACTTATGCTACACCTGTTCCAGGAAATCAAATAGGTGTTGCTAAACCATTATTTAACGACTCAGTTACGGCTGCAGGTAATAAAATTTTTGGTAACGTAGATCAAAGACAAAGATCTCTGCAAAATCAAGCAGGCGTTATTCAATCTCCAATGTATTTTAAAGATCAAACAGGTGATGGTAAAATAACGAAAGCTGATGTTATAAAAGCTAGAATAGAAGGATATAAAAAATAAATAAATAAATTATGGCAAAAAAAGCAACAAAAGCTGATACTAACGCTGGTGGCGTAGTTGGTGAAAATACAATATGGGACGGTCCATTAAGTCAAGTTGGTAGACCTCACGGTAAAGGATCTAGTAGTGGTATTAATGGTATGAAATTAAAGTTGGATAGTGTAAACTATTCCGCTGGACCTATTACACAAAAAGCAAAAAAATAAAAGATGGGTTCTTTCAGCGATATAAAACTTTATACATTAAACACAAGTGTATTAGCTATTTCGCTAGCCAATGTTGATGTAGTATTAAAGTTAGCTTTATTATCTATATCTATTGGTTACACCGTACAAAAATGGTATTACTTGAATAAAAATAAAAAATAGATGGCAAAGTTAGATAAATCTAAAATGGCTTGTAATAAGCCAAAGAAAACTTCTAGTCACCCTACTAAATCACACGTCGTTAAAGCTTGTGAAGGCGGTAAGGAGAAAATAATTAGATTTGGACAACAAGGAGTTACAACTGCAGGTAAACCTAAAAAAGGTGAATCAGCTAAGCAGAAGGCTAGACGTGCTAGTTTCAAAGCTAGACACGCTAAAAATATTAAAAAAGGTAAAATGTCTGCCGCTTGGTGGGCTGATAAAGTTAAATGGTAAAATTAAAAAGTCATGAACAAAGGTAGAAAATACGATTACAAAGAAGCTTATAACAAAAATCTAACAGCTAAAGCTAGGTTACATTATTTAGAGAACGCTAGACACGATGCTGATTCTCCTGCAAAGATGGAATCTGCTAAAACAGAAAAAAAGAACTTACTTAAATACAACCCAGTTGTAAACAAAGCATCAGGATCTTTTATGTCTAAACACTCTCAGTCAGGTTTTGCTTCTCCAATTAAGAAAAAAGGCTGCAAAAAATACTAATATGAGTTTTAAGCTTAAACCACCATTTGAGTGTGATAATACTCCCATATATCAAACTGATATGGAAGAAGGTGTTTTAGGTATGGCTAATAATAATGGTACTATACTAATAAATAAATACTTGAGTCCAGCTAAAGCCAAGGAAGTTATAAAACATGAAAAAGTACATATTGATCAGATAAAACGTGGAGATCTTGATTATGACGATAATAATGTTTATTGGAAAGGTAAAAAATATTCTAGAAAAAATATGAAAGAAGGGGCTAAAAATTTGCCCTGGGAAAAAGAAGCATATAACAAGGTATGAAAAAAATATTCGAATGGCTAACAGGTGGTGTTATTAAGGAGGTTGGTAACGTAATAGATAAAATTACAACTACAAAAGAAGAAAAACTAGAGGCTCAAAGAAAAATACAAGAAATATTAGAGAAAGCTGATAGCGAAGCTCAATCACAAGTAACTGATCGTTGGAAAGCTGATATGGCTAGCGATAGCTTTTTATCTAAAAATATAAGACCTATAGTTTTAATATATTTAACTTTTATATTTACAGTTTTATCTTTTGCTGATGGTAATATAGGTGGTTTTAAAGTAGATGAAGCTTATACACCTATTTTTCAGTCTTTACTGATAACAGTATACGGCGCTTATTTTGTAGGTCGTACCTGGGAAAAGAATAAAAAATCAAGTGATAATAGTAATAAATAAATAAAAAAAATGTACAAAAACGTAATTACATCAGAAAATACTTTAAATAATCATAAGGAGGTTATTACTTCACAAGTACCAGATCAATTATTAAAGATAGGTTCTGATGAAAACGTAGAAGCAATCAAAGAACATTTTAAGTGGGTTTTAGCAAATGACTTTTATAAAGATGAGTTAAGTGCTGAACAAATTGCAGAAATGGAAAGCTATCTACCAAGTGATTATCAAGATGAATACGAAGATTTACCGGTGTAGAAAAGTAAAATATAGTGTAACTATATAACTGTACAATAATTAAATTAAATCAAAATGAGTAAAATCAAAAAAGAACAATTAGAAAAAATTCAAGAACAACAAAGTAGGTTGCAAAGTATTTTAGTCGAGATAGGTGTGATGGAAGTTCGTAAACACGAAGCTACACACGCACAATCTGTTTTATCTCAAGAAATAGAGGCGACTAAAAAAGAACTTGAAGAAGAATATGGAGCTATTAACATTAATATGCAAGATGGCTCTTACACTATTATTGAAAAAGAAGAAGATGATGACACAGATCTAACTGTGGTTAAATCTGAGAACTAATGAGTAGTGTAATTAGAAAAATAAGTATAGGTTCTGATTACAAAAATGATGCAATGCATTATGCTGTAGGTCAACAGGTTTATGGAGGTCATGAAATATCTCATATACTTCATAATGAATCTGAAGACTCTTATAGTATTCACATCAAGAAAAACAATGAGGTACTGCCATGGAAGAAGTTTAACTCTAACATGGCTGTATCTATTGAGTATGATTTAGCATATTAATGAAAAGTTTATTTGATTTTATTGTAAAGCCAGTTAATAAGCGTTACGATAATGAAATTAAAATAGGTGACAAAAGCCTTATAACTAATACTAATACAGAAGACTTTAAAGCAGTGAGTAACACGGCAGAGGTTGTTTCAATACCATCTGCTTATTCTACAACTATTAAAAAAGGTGATATAATAATTATTCACCACAATGTGTTTAGAAGTTTCTTTGATATTAGAGGTAAACGAAAAGATAGTAGATCTAAATTTATAGATAATTTATATTTTTGTTCACCTGACCAAATCTACTTGTACAAAAGTGATAGTAATTGGAAAGCCTTTCAAGACAGGTGTTTTATAAAACCCTTGCTAGATAACAACGATCTAACACTTGATAAAGAGAGAAAGCTTATAGGAATACTAAAATATGGTAATAGTTCCTTAGAAGCTGTTAAAATCGTTCCTGGTGACCTAGTAGGTTACACGCCTTATGGTGAGTTTGAGTTTATCATAAATGATGAACGATTATATTGTATGAAATCAAATGATATTGTAATTAAGTATGAACGTAAAGGAGACGAAGAAGAGTATAATCCAAGCTGGGCAAAGAGCAGTTGAAGAATTAATAAAAGTAGCTAAAGAAGCTATTGTTGATTCTGATGATGATATTTCTGCAGATAGATTAAAAAATGCTGCAGCTACTAAAAAGCTAGCTATATTTGATGCTTTTGAAATACTCAAACGTATTGAAGATGAAGAAAACATACTTAATGATAGACCTAGTGAAAAGAAAGAAAAAGCTTTCAAGGGGTTTGCTGAAGGAAGATCTAAGTAATGTACGAGCAATCATTATATAAAATATTACCTGATTATATTAAGCCTAAAATAATAAATAAAAAAAATAGGTATAATAAGTGGGAGTACGGCTATAACGAGGAGTTTGATATTGTTGTAATAAGTAAAACTGGTAAGATCGGTGATATATACGAGATACAAAACTTAAAAATAGCTTTACCAAAACAAAAAGATGTTCACGAGTTTGAAGAAAATAAATGGAAACCTTTTGAATATCCTAAAGAACTACAGAGAATAAAAACTATATTTGATTGGAAAACATACGACGAAAGTTTTAAAGAAAAATGGTACGATTATATAGATAATGAGTTTAAACGTCGTGAACAAGGTTTTCATTTTAAAAACAATAATAAACCTACTTATATTACTGGTACTCATTATATGTATTTACAATGGAGTAAAATAGATGTAGGTAATCCAGATTTTAGAGAGTCAAATAGGTTATTTTTTATTTTTTGGGAAGCTTGCAAAGCTGATAAAAGATGCTTCGGTATGTGTTATTTAAAAAATAGACGTTCTGGATTTTCTTTCATGGCGTCTGGAGAAACAGTAAACGAAGCAACAATATCTAGTGATTCAAGATTTGGTATATTATCAAAATCAGGTCCTGACGCAAAGAAAATGTTTACAGATAAAGTTGTGCCAATATCTGTTAACTACCCTTTCTTCTTTAAACCCATACAAGACGGTATGGATCGTCCAAAAACAGAACTTGCATATAGAGTTCCAGCGTCAAAGCTAACAAGAAGAAATATAACTTCTACAGACAGACCGGAAGAACTACAAGGACTTGATACGACTATAGATTGGAAAAATACAGGTGATAACTCTTATGATGGTGAAAAACTAAAGCTATTAGTTCACGATGAAAGCGGTAAGTGGGAAAAACCTAACAATATACTAAATAATTGGCGAGTAACAAAAACTTGTTTACGATTAGGTTCTAGAATTATTGGTAAGTGTATGATGGGTTCAACATCAAACGCTTTAGATAAAGGAGGTGATAACTTTAAAAAACTTTATTATGCTTCAAACGTCGAAAAAAGAAACCGTAACGGACAGACTAGTTCGGGATTATATTCTTTGTTCATACCTATGGAATGGAATTACGAAGGATTCATCGATTCTTATGGCTTACCTGTATTCGAAACACCAAATAAAGAAACCTACGGACCGTTCGGTGATGAAATAACTCAAGGTGTTATTGAACATTGGCAAAATGAAGTTGAAGGTTTAAAAGACGATCAAGACGGGTTAAATGAATATTATAGACAGTTTCCAAGAACAGAGGAGCACGCTTTCAGAGATGAAGCAAAAGAGTCTTTATTTAATCTAACTAAAATATACGAGCAAATAGATTATAATGCTGATTTACATAATACATCTACAGTAACAACTGGTAGTTTCCAGTGGGAAAATGGTATTAAAGATACAAGGGTTTTATTTTATCCTAATAAAGATGGTAGGTTTAAAATATCTTGGATTCCTCCAGTTAATTTACAAAATAAAATAGCCATAAAAAATGGTGTTAAATACCCTGGCAATGAACACTGCGGAGCTTTTGGTTGTGATAGTTACGATATATCAGGTACAGTAGACAAAAGAGGTTCTAATGGATCCTTACATGGCTTAACAAAGTTTAG